GCGGCTATGAAATCAGCCGTTAGTAGGTCGATCACTCGGTGTTGCCTCCTTTAGGTGGTTGGGTGTGGTGCTTATACATTTCCATAGCTGTGTTGGCTTTATGCTGTTTATCTTGCATTTCCATTTCAGCGGTTGATTTATCTTTGCCAAACTTCTTATCCTCGGCTGCAAGCATGACGTTAGCGGTCTTAGCCAAAGCTTCTTGGCGGATTTGCTGTTCTTTGAGAGCCAATTCTTTCTGTTTAAAGATAGCGTCTTGGTGGTCTTTCTCCACCTTGCGTTGCAACTCGCCCTGTTTAACCTGTTGGTCAAGAAGCTGCGCTTGCATAACCGGATCTTGTTGGTTTTGTTGGGCTTGTTGCTGAGCAACTTGCGCTTGTGACTGCGCAAGTACTTGTGGTGCGGCTTGAGCAACCAACTGAGAAATCTGCACTTCCATATCTTCTGGCATGTGGTGTTCTGGGTTGGGTAATGGGGCGCCCATAGCCTGCTCCATTTTTTGGCGATACGCGTAACCTAAGTGTTCAGCTATATGCGCCATGAGTGCGGCTTGAATAGATTGCGCTTGTGGGTTTTGACCAAGTAGCTGTTGAATAAGCGGATCCTGCGCAGCCATCTGGTGAACCTTGATGTGCGATTCGTGGTCTTGGTACAAAAATGCTTTTAAAGGTTTACCCTTAAGCACGTTCATATTTTCTGTTACAGGGTCGGTTGGTTTCTGGTCTTCCTCCAAAGGCACCAATTTGTCGGCGTGTTTAATTCCAAGTACGTCGAGCATTTGCCTGTGTAACTGAGGGAGGTTGTAAATCTGGGGTGCTGACTGAGCCAGTTGAATAACCGCTTGGTACTGTACCACTCTCTGAGAAAGGGTGGCTGCATTTGGGTCGGATACAGGCAACACGTCCACATAGTTGTAATCCGCTCTTTTTGCTGGTGGATTACCGGTTTCTGGCTCATAGTTATATTCGTCCTCAGTGTAATCTCGAATGATTTCTGCGAGGAGCTTTAATTCCTGCCGTAGTGCATAGTGTACCCTAGCTTGCACCGCAGACATAACTTTAAGCGTTCTTTCCAAAATAGCAAGCGTAGTTCCAACAGGTGCGTTAGCCGACATGTCGCTAACTTTCATATCAGAAGTTGCCGCAAAACGACGACCTTCATCAATAATCTTATCAAGCAAACCAGCTAGAACCATTGAAGGCTCTTTGTATGGAAGCGGGAGAATGTTATCTCTAATGCTACCGCTACCTACATCCACATCTCTAAATTCGCCGGGGGCAATTGGTGTGTCGTCACCTTTAATTCTTAACCCTCTAGCTTTTAGGCCCCCCGGCAAATTGGAAAGAGTGCCGGCATCAACAAGTTGACGCAAGATGGAAGTGGCTGATTTAGCAAAACCACCAACAAGATGGAATAGACCAAAACCATAAGCGCCATATCCCGGAATGTATTGATAGTGAACAAAGTGCTGACGTTTTTGACAAAGTTCATCATCTTCTTTCCAATTTCTACGAATAGCAAGTATTTCATTTGTACCCCTTATCATCGTAACAACATACGGTAGCGCAATTCCTGTAGGCTTGCCGTTGTCGTCTTTATCTTCAAATCCGGGTATATCAAGGTCCGCATGAATTTCGTATAACTCAAAACGGTCATCGTAAGATGCACTAAAGCCAGTCTCTTTATCTTTCTTTTCTTGAATCTCAGTTCTAAACTTTTCTGGCTCGCCTAGCTCTACTTCACGATAAAACCCGGCGTGCATTAGTTTAATGAGATCATTTTTGGTCTTGCGCATTCTGTGTGTTACGCGGTGGCATGACTCAATTTCGCTTGTGCCATAAGGAATAATTACATCCTCGGCTGGAATAAAAATAGAAGTCTGGCGACCTAAACCCGGGTCGTAATAAACCTTCTTAAACGCAGAACCTGCGCCCGGCAAGTTCCACAACATTTTTTCATGCTCTGCACGGTACTCAGGCATTTTTTCTGTCAACTGGTAGTTCATATCAGTTTCTACACGTTGAGCAGCTTCTTTTTTATCTTTCGTTTCTTTACCAACAATCTGCGTACGTACAGGCCCTTTTGCTGGGAAAGTCTCCATAATTGTTTCTGATTGAAAACGAATTACAGCTTCGGTAATCATTGGGTGATAAACGCCACAAGCGCCATCCCACGGCTCGGTTCTTTCTTCAAACTTCAAACCCAACAATGTAATGCCATCTTTGTACATTTTTTCCCAGTCTTTGCGGGCTTCAATGTCGTTGCCAATGTCTTCTTCTAAATCTGCAGCTAGCGTTTCAAGTTCGCTTGGGTCAATTTCGTCCGCTAAGTTGGCGTTAAACTCTTCGCTACCCGTATCGGTACCGATCATTTCTTCCATTTCCACTTCCATTACCATTGCTGGGTCTTCTACCTCAACGGTGATGTCTGGTTCTGCGCCCATCGTGGCTGCCATGCCTTGTGGAACTTGGTATAGTGATTTTTCAATGCCCATAATATGCCTTATCTAAACGCTGGACCTGATGCCCAGCAAGCTGCTGAAAAACGTATACCATCTTCAACAGCGGTTACTCTATGTTTAAGTACTGACGGAAAAACAATAATACTGCCTTGCGGAATTCTTTCAGGAATATCCGGCGCAACTTCTAATTCAAAGACTCCGCCATCATACGAATCGGGGTCGCTCAAAAAAGCTACTGCTGATATTTTACGCTGTTGTCTGTCATTATTGGGAACAAAGCTGTCAATATGCCAATCATAATGACCGCCGGGTTGATAGCAACCTACTTGAACGTCTTCTATTTTGCTAATGTCAAAATTCCAATCCGCCATTTTATTTGCTGTTGTTAGATATGATTGCAGTATGCAACCAATAGTTGTAAGGGGATTTAAAAACACAACATCGGTTTTCCTTACCCCATCATCTACAAATAAATCAACATTATCCTCAGATAACTGGGCGTCAAACCGCTTATCCCAAGGGGTTGTTTGAATAATATACTCGCACATTTCTTTAGGAATAGCTTTTGGTGTATAGGAAAAAAAGTGTTTTAGCATTAGTAATACGCCGCCTTTCGTCTGTATTTGAGGGTTAAATCGTCTTTCTCGTCACTGTCTAAACTAACAAACCCACCCTGCCTATAACGTAATAGTGCTTGGGTTGTTGTATCCACAAAGTCATCGTGCTCGCCCGCAGGGAACGCAGCTAGTTCTTCAACCACGTCTCTAGCCCAACGGCGGTCTGGCGCCCACACTTTACCTGATGTAAACAGGTCCGCTATGGCATTTAAACGCACGATTTTATCGTTGCCCCGGCTGGGCGTAAATTCTTGAATGGGTATACCCATTCTTCTAAGTTCTTGAATTAACGGCGCTCCTGCTGCTTTTTTCTCGATGATGCACGCGTCTGGTTTCCACTCGTTGTAATGTTTGAGGGCTGTGGCTTTAAGTTCCGGAAATGTCATGCGGTCTTTAAAAGCATCAAGTAGGATGAGGTTGGGGGACATGTTGTCCTCCTCGTTGTACCAAACACCCCAAGTTGTGCAAGCGCTATAGTCAGATGTTGTTTTTACTTCGTGCGCCGTATCCCAAGACTGTATGACATACTCACAGGTAGGCGGTTCTTCTGCTTCCCACACTCTCCAATCAGTCCTTTTAATCAGTGCCGCCATGTCTGACGTCGGCTGCTGCATGTACTGGGCGTTCCAATATCGGGGGTCCATCTGCAGTTTTTTAGCTTCTAACTGATCCAGAGGCCATTGTTCAGGCCAGAGGGATTTGCCAGACGGGAGTATGGCTGGTAGTTCAACGACTTCCCAAGGTTCGGCTTCCGGGTTTTTTATAGTGAAATCCACCAACCGCCCAGTCAAATCAATCAATGACCAGCGAGTCATAATTACAACAATCGCACCCCCCGGCATTAAACGCTGCAGCGGACCGGTCTGAAACCAAGACCACGCATTATCAAACGTAGCTCGGCTGTTAGCTTTTATGTCTTGCTCAGAATGAGGATCGTCAATAACAAATAAGTCAGCACCGCGTCCTGCCAAGGCGCCCCCAACACCCACAGCGTAATACTGCCCGCCAGCGCCAGTAGACCACTTACCCGCTGCTTTTTGATCGTCTGCGACGACTGTATTTGGGAACAACTCTCTGTATTCATCCGAATCAATTAAATTCCTCACTCTCCGACCAAAGTCCTCAGATAGGCCCGCGGTATGCGTAGCCATAATTATTTTTTTACTGGGGTCCTGTCCAAGAAAGTATGCCGGAAACAGGTAACTGCTAAACTCGGATTTGCCCATCCTTGGTGCAATATTTATTATGACCCTTTTCTTTTTGCCTTCCACTACGTCTTGGAAGATTTTCGCCAGTTTTTTGTGGTGCGGGCCTACTTTAAAGTTTGGGTACACGTATTTGGCAAACTCAATCGGATTTGTCATTGCCCTCTTTTTGTGCGCACGCTGTTCTTTTTCCTCCAACAACCCTAGATATGCCTCTTTCTCTATTCGGCTCATGTCTTTGAGCGCTAGGCGCGCTGCCATAGCTTCTTGGGGGGTTAAAAAGTCAAGGTTCATGTGACGTCTTTAGGTTTTATTACTTTTTCTACGCCAACGTCGTCTAAATCCGCATCTTCTTCTATTTCTTTTACGTCAATTACTTCCGCTACGCCCATGTACTTCTCTAGTTTCTTTTTAATCTGCGCATCTAAGTCTTCATCGCTGATTTCGGTCTTTTTAACTTCAACACGGTCTGTAAATAAAGCGACTTCCGTCACTTTTCCTAGCAATTCCAACGCTTTAAGTCTTATCCTAGCATCTGGATGCTCAGTTTCTTTGGCAATTTTTGTAACTGCCATGCTTCGTAGCTCATTTGCCTGCTCTACAAACTTCCATTGATATGCCGTCACCATACTAACCACACTTTTGACTTCTTCTGGCATCTCTAGCGTTAGTAATTTGTCTTTAGCGCTGGGGTCTTGGATTGTTAGAGCGGCAAAAGCGTCGCTTGCTCGCTCCTGTTGTGCTTTTTCCAGCACCGTTTCATCTTCATCATCAAATTGGTCTAGCCAACTAGCTGTTTTTACTTGCGCGTTCAAAGTTTGAACTGCATTTGCTTTGTCTAACGGCGTAAATAGGGTGTCATCCGGTAGTGTTTCCGGAGCGTAGTCGGCTGCTTTTGCTGAAACTAGATGGTCTAGTAGCACGTATTTGTTTCCCTATGGTTGCGCTGGGTTTGCGATTTTGTGTAGTTTATTACACTTTTATATTTTTTGCTAGTTTTACGCTATACTTTTCATTACCGGCGTTTTTACTTCTCCTTTCGTTGTGGCGTCGGTGTGAGGTTGTACTTTAGCCCCCAGCTCAAAAGGCTGGGGGTTTTTTATTTGGTGGGCAAGAATTTGGTAGCTGCTGCGCGTTGAGTGGAAAGCCGAAAAAACCCCAACTTGCTACATCCTTCTGCGTCGGCTTAACTGCCCGGGGTTATTTTACTTAGCTTTTGGGAGTTTAAAAAATTCTTTAGTGCTGGACATTACTGCGTTGAACCAAAACTCGTTTACCTGCTTTACTTGCTCTGCTACTTCTTGCGCCTTGGTATAGGCCTTATCCCACTCTTTATAAAAATCAAACATACCGTTTTCCTTTGTTTAGTTTGGGAAACCATTTTCCCATTTTGTATAGTATACGCTACATTTTGTTGCACTGCAACATTTCCCGATCGGGAATATTTAGTTGTTTTTGCCTATTTTTTTAGCAGAATTGCCTGATCGGGAAAGTTTTTTGTAAAGTTTTGGCGCGGGATTGTAAAGTTTTGATACCTATAGGTTGTAGTTAAGGTTCCTTTTTGGTACCTATGGGTACCTTTTATACCCCCATTATCTATTTTTGTGTCTAAGATTTGACATACCCCCCTTGATTTTTTACAAAAATTTGACAGATTTTGGTTTGCGCCTGAGGAATAGTGATAGTGCGTAGTGTGCGTGGTTTAGCAATATTGGCTTGGTGGGGGGATAGTGGGGTCAGAATACCTTGATTTACTACTAGCCATAGTATCCCATTTGGTATAATAGAGTTATCGAGTAAGGGATTCCCCAAGCCGATACACAACTAAGGAGCATCACATGAAACAAGTAACTAACTACATCAATGCAGTAGAGCAACACATCAATGCAGGACACGACCTAGCTGATGCAATGGCTAGCTTTGCCCCTGTGTTTAACAAGATGAAGATTGACGCACAGCTTGAGGTGCGAAGCAACATAGCAAGGCTTATCAGTATTAAGAAGAAGGTTGCTACTGTGGAGATTACAGCAGGTGACTATGCAGGTTCGTTAGGCTTTCAAGCCAAGCACAAGGGCGGGACTGATAAGACAGAGCAAGCGAGAGCCATGCTCAAATACTATATGCCAAGCAAGGTGGAGAAAACCTCCACCAAACCAACTAAGCAAGCTAAGCCTAATCCAGTTGCTAAGTTACTTACACAGTTCAAAGCACTTACGCTTACACAACGCAAGCAGTTCTTGGCTTCGCTTTAACAATGTTTGACAAAGAAGTTTGGGAGAGTCGTGTGTGCGAGGCTTTACTGCGATGCGACTCTCTGTCTAATCTCAAC